ATATCGTTCTCAATAGCAGTTAAGCGTTGGTTTAAATTAGATGTTAATGCTTCTAATGCAAGAATATCTTGAGTAGCTTTTTGGAATTGCTGAACAGGAATATTCACATTAGACTCACGAGTCCATACACCCCAGTTATTTGGATCTTTCAATGAACCATCTGCGTTCATACCAAAGTCATTAGTACGATGCCATACTGAGTCAGATGCACCAATTAACCATTGATCTACTTGTGCAGGAGTAGCAATTTGCCAACCATTAAAGTCATATTGCTGACCTGAAGCTAATTGACCAATAGCAGTAGTACCTGCTTGTTGATGGTCAGTAGAATTAATATCTCTTGGCACACCTACTGCATATTCAGTACTTCCATTAACATTATTGACAACACCATAGAAAGTACTCATCCCCATTACACCAGTACCATTATTTAAGTTAGTAGTAGCTTCTTTAACACCACCACTTAATACAAGTGTACCATCTGGGCTAACTTTAAAGTCTTTACTAAGTTTAAGATTTAATGGATCTGTTTTTAAACCAGTACCTTGAATAGGAGCATTAGTATAAACTTTAGCACCGTTGTTAGCTAATGCTGTTAGCTTATCCTTAGTGTAACCGTTAGCTGTACTTACTGCATCATCTTTAAGTTTTTTAGCAAAGTTAGGGTCTACTTCAAGTTTACCAGTGTTAGCATTTACATTGAGAGTATCTCCATCAACTAAAACACTTGGTTTAACTGAAATGTTACCGTTCTTATCTACTTGTAAACCAGAACCATCTTTAACTAAATCAGCTAAATCTACTTCCCACTTTTCAGATTTTTCATTGAAGTAAAATCCTTTTTGTTGGTCTAATGATTTCTCAGCTACATACTTAGGAAGTAATAGCTTAGTACCATCAGCGTTAACAATAGTAATTTCCCTGTCTTATCATCTTGAGTAATATGACCAAACTTAGTCATAGGAATAGTAACAGTAGAACCATCACTTAATTTAAGAGTTAATTCCAATGCACCTGATGTTTTATTAGGTAAGATACTAAAGTTCTCTACACCTTTGAGATTATCAATAGATGTTTGTAATGCTTTATCAGTAGCTTCTAATTCAGCAATCTTAGTATCGTATTCACATTTAGTAACAAATGCACACCAACCAGTTTCTTTACTTGGATACTCTGGTTCTACACATACTTGACTTGCAGCACAAGTTTCAATAATAGAACAAGGATTACAAGGGTCATAAGCTGGTTTAACTGGTTCTTTAACACTTGCTTTAATAGCTTTTGTTGCAATCCAAAGATTACCTTTATAAGTAACTACTGCACCCATAGGATAATTTTGATATGCACTAAACTCTGGTACACCTTGTTGGAATAAGTAACTTAATAAGTTACCGTGATAGAAGAATACAGAGTTTAAATCCTTCATTTGTAAATCATTTTCTAATGACTCTAAACCATACTCAAAGTTATCATTAGCTACTTGAGCATAGCTATCTTTTGGTACAGGAACATTTGTACCAAACTTCACAGGTAAGTAATTACCGTGTGTTGCATCACTAGCAAATACCTTTACAACATTAGGACGTTCAATAGTCATCACCATATTACTCTCCTAGTGTAAATGCTTTGATAATTTGTTTATGAGTACTTGAAATACTTGATGGACGTTGGTTTACAGCTTTTATGATTAATCGTGTAAATAACGTTTTCGGTGCAGTTACATCCGCATCGCCCACGTAAGTAATATACCCGTTCTTGTTCACAGCTACATCTTGGTACTGGTCGGCAGTATGCCCCACAATGACGTAAGATGTAGGTAGGGTGCGAATGACATCCACATCTGGATTGACAACCGCAGGTTGAGTGTTGTTTTCGGCAGCACATCTTGTATACCCCATAGGATTTAATGTATTGCTACTGTCAATGACAACAGGTGCAGATACAAGTTGTTGTTGTTTAACTGAGTCTGTTTTATATAAACCAGTATCACCTAATGCTAAGTGGAATGAACCATCTTCAAACATTGGTAATGATTGTTTATCTAAAGCAGATAGCCACATATCTCTTGCTACACCTAAAGGTAAACGTTGAGCCATACGTGTTAATTCAGCTAGTAATTCAGGATATTTTCTTAATGAACCATAAGATGTATCCCATTCAATCCAACCATCAGGTACTTTACTTGTAGCACTTAATAAATGTACTACTGAACCAAGTGGTAATTCGTTATTAGTACTTTGGTTCGATACAGCAAATTCTTTTGAACCAAGAGCAGTATATAATTCAGGATACATTGCTGGATTGAAAGATTGTCCTTCTACGTAATCAATATAACCTTCTTTCTCTACTGTCATTGGTACAGTAAGAATTGTACCTACTGGTAGACCATCATCTTTGTTACAAGAAATCCTAAATCTTTACGAGTATGTTCAAATACAAACTTACCCCAATGAGAAGATTGAGAGATATGTTTAATATTATCTTCGCATAAAGAAATATATAAATTACCGTTAAATGTAACAACAGCTCCTTTAGGATAAGCTACATTTAAAGTAAATTCAGGTACACCTTGTTTATATAAATAACTTAATCCAGATGTAATAAAGTTTAATGCACCATTCATTACTTTAGGATTAACTTCAGTAAGTCCTTTAGCATAGGCTAAAGTATTACTTGTGTGAAAGCTTGGATAGCTTTTTGTTGGTAACACGTTACCGTGTACATCTGTAATATCGCCTAACTTAGCTTCTTCAGCAAATACAGGGAAATTACCTAATAATTTCTTAGTCATTACTTGCCTCCATTTGCTTCTTTAGTTAAACGTTCATTGTTCGCTTTAAGAACATTCATTACAGTATTTTCAGGTAACTTATAGTTTAATCGCTTACGATTAATTGTTTCATCGTTACCCCATTTTTCTGATTGTTTAATTTGTTTTAATGCTGCTTGAGCATCTTTTTCCAAACCAGTAAACAATGCAGTGGTTACTAAATCACTAGCTTTTAGATGTTCAATAGTTAGCTTATTATCATTCTGCTCTTGAACAGCAGTGTTGATAGTAGGCATTGCCAGTACCATTTCGTGATGAAGACGTTTAGTTTCTTCATAACAACCTAGTAAGTCAGATTTGTATCCTTGGTAATCAGCACAAAGATTTTCTTTAAATTCTGCTAATAACAGATGTAAACCTTTTTCATACTGAACATACATATCTTCTAATTGTTTAGTATTAGACTTCATTAAACCAAGTACTTCTGTAAACTTACAATCAAATAAATCTAATTTATTTTGAATATCTGCAAGTGTACAAGTGAACTGTTGAATACGTGGGGCAATATCTTGTAATAAAGGAATATTATCGTTAAGTTCTACGATATGTCGTAGATTATCGCTTACGTTAATAATATCTCCTAAATAACTATCAAGATGTTCTACCTTGTATAAGTTCTGAGATAGTTGGTTTAATACTTGAAAGTTTTTATACAAAGCATTAAGCATATTTAAGTTATGATAAACACTTAATACTACATCAAAGCTTTCAGGTCTAAACTGATTATTCACAGCTTGGTTCATACTGATATTATGATGTCTCATTTATACCCAGCCTCCGAGTTGTGGTCTAATGTTTGTACCTGTTTGAGTAATTACACCAATACCTTGTTGAACCAACTGTTGAGTAAGTGTATTTACTTTAGCAAAGTACTGACTACCTAAATTAACTTGTGCTTCCCCAGCCATATTCATATATAACGTATATGCAACATAAGCTTGTAGTAAACTATCATAGGAAGATGGCAAACTAATAGTTACATTTGAGCTTAGTGGTTCATTTAACGCAATCTTAGAATGATTAGCTTTGTACACAACAACAAGTTGATGGATACCCATTTGCTTTAATTGTTCTGGTACTTGAATACAGTTATATTCAGGGGTAAACACTGAACCAATAGCAAAAGTATCATTAAGTGGGAATGAATGACCATTGATGTCAAATACTCCTAATACTTGAAGTGCATCATCAAGATATTTATCTTGGTCTGAGTCAAGTATATATTTAGGTAATTGAGATGTATGGTTTGTTAAAGCATAGTCGCTATCTAAGTAATAGTTGGACTGAAATTCATTTAACTTAATTACTACTTGTTTCTGTTTAATATGGAAGGTAGTGTGAATATAAGTTAGAGCTTGATTAATAGCGTGGATTACTCTAGTAACTTAGTACTATCTAACTCATAACCATTTAATTCGACAAAAGGTGAACCTGATAATTCACCTAATGCAAGATTTTGAAATAACTCTCTTAATTTCATATTTACTCCAAGTAAGACATATAACTGTAATTAGTATCTTGACTTTGACTTATATGAAAGTAATTGAGTGGATTGTTATCTTCTGGCTTCTCTAATGTACTTTGATATTTATCAGGATATACCAAGTGCATTTGCTCTAATTGAGAAACCATATCTAACGTATCATCATTTTTACTTTTGATACCGTCAATAGTAACCATTGAAAGTTCATCCAACAGTTGCTGTATTAGTGTAGTGTTTTTTAAATCGTTTGGCAAGTATATCTGATTTTTCTTAAATAAAGGTACTACAAGTCTAAATCTATTCATCTTATTTGTAACAGAAGGAATACCTGCTTGTTTTCTACCTTTAGCATTAGCAATAGTAAACCAGTTATTACGTCTATTCATTTCTTCTCTTAACAAAGAAATAAATGCACCTTGTTGCCCTGATGTTTCAATACCCACAGACATAGGCTCATACTTTTGAACCAGTCTAAACAAATCATCAAAGGTTTGGTTCATCAACTGTCTACCAATAACACCATCTACTAAATATCTATTTTGGTTTATATCAATAGCCCATACACCTATTACAGTATAGTCAGCTCTACGTTGAGTAGATGTAGCAAAGTCAGTAGTGATATAGAAATTATATCTTTGTTTATTCTGTAAGAGTTCATATGTATTGAACCAACGTAAATCAGACTCTTGTATCATTCTGTCTTCTTCACTTGCAATACGTAACATATACTCTTGTCGAAATGCTTTAACTTGTCCTGTACCAATAGCTAATTGATATTTCTCCATTACACTGTCATAAGTAAAACGGTCTTCCCAAGAACCACGAAAATCTTCACGAGAACAAGGGAATTCTTCACATACAGGATAAACGTTTACATACCATTCGCCTGACTCAACAGCTTCATATAATGGGTCTGCTTTATTAAAAGGTGTACCATTGAATACTACTTTCTTGCGAGTAGGATGTAATGCAGGCATTACTCCTTTATAAATAGTATCTTTAATTTTTCAATTACAGTAGGTGAACCAGCATCTTCATCTGATAATAAGTCATCCATAATACATAAAGCAGGACGTTTACCAAATATCTTAACACCACGCACACCTGATTTAGCACCATAAAGTTTAATACCAAATAACTTACCTTCTGCATTTTCAAATTCAATGTAGTTATCTGTAAACTTAGCTTTAGGTAAATACTTCTGTAAGAAATCACTACGATAATATCGAGCTTCTATATTCTTACGTAAGTTCTTAGCACCATTCTCCATACTATCTGCAACATAGATACAAGTATCTACTTCCCCAAAGTTAGGGATATGTCTAAAGATAGCAAGGAATGGTAATAGATACTCAGCCATCAATGTAGTTTTACCTAAACCACGATGACAAAGATTAACTAAATAATGAAGTTTATTACATAAACCATCAATCATTTTGTAATGCACAGGCGGAGTGATATTCTCTTCTGAACCACCATTAATCAATTTAATAGCATTAACAAACATAATACTAAATTCAGTTGGTTGATAATTAGTAAGATGTTCATAACTAACACTATTAAGCCAATCATCAACAGACTGTTTAATCTTAGTTGGTTTAGATGTCATCTTCTTCATCTCCACTAATAATCTTATGGTGTGATACATCTAAGACTTTGTATTGTCCTTCAATAATATCATTATGTTGTTTAGCAGATAATTGACCCAATACATCTCTTAACTCTGCAATAGTATCAGACTCATTAACATTAACATTAAGCTCTGCTTTTTTAACTTCAGGAGTTTTAAGATGTGTCATTAAACTAGTTGCTGCATCACTTCTTACTTTAGCACTTACATAAGGTCAGTCATAATTTCTACTTGTGTTTTCACAGCTAAGTGGAAATAATCCTGATACATAATATGTGTTGGTACTAAAGCTAATGCGTGTATCTCTGTAACTAATTTACCTTTAGCATAGATATTTGCATAAGTATTTAAGTACTCATTATTCATTCCTTCTTGAGCCATACGAGATACACGCTCAGGGAATGTGCGAGCATAAGCACGAGTATTACTATCTCCTGCTAGTTTATAAGTAACAAATTTAGCTGCACTAATGTACGCATCTAATGATACCTTACAGTTCTTAGTTACATTAATCCAACTAATACAGTTATCTCTGAAGTGTTCTCCTAGAACATCATCCATACCTTCGATAGCTTGGTTTAATTTATCTGTAATAGTTTGAACATTATACGAACCAAATCCTTTAGGAAGTATCTTCTTAATCAATAATGGTCTAACTTAGTTACTTCTGGTTTAGCTAATACATCTTCTACATTATAGGTAACTTAGCTTTTTCTTCAACAAAATCATTAGACTTCTGATAAGTTCTACCTGTTTTCAGATTACTATCCGTTTGTTTCTGTTTCATTTTGGTTCGTCTTACAGCCGATTGCCGCTCGCTCTGGTGAGCGAGCTTCTTATCTAAGTTTCTTTGAGTTAAAGCTTTGCCTGTAAAATCTAACTTGCTAGGTCTATAACCTATAACATTATCGGGTACGTGGTCGTGTGCCATTGGAACTCTCCTAATTATGTTTATTCCTTAAATATAATAACGTTAAATAAGTAAAATAAAAACCCCTATGTTCTTTCGTTCATAGGGGTTTATTTTAACGTATTTTTGATAAAGGAGTAATTTATGCAAATCAGCTGTCGTTTACGTTTCACCAAAGCGACAGATTTATAATACTTACTTTCTTTTTACCTGTCAATAACAAACTTCATTCCTTCGTTCCGTTCCGCTATCGCTACACTTCACTCAGTCATTCGTTTGTATTAAGGAGCTTCAGTTGTTGAACCAGTAGTAGCATTATCTGCTGGTACTTCAGGATGGTATACTGCTTCAATTACAGGACTAACAGTTACACCATCAAATGGGCATACCCAGCTTCAATAGCTTGTTTCATTTCGTCTGCTGTAATATCACAAACACTATAACCATTTTCTTCAATCTCTTTCATTAAATCGCATTAGCTTCTTTAAACATTGGATGTTCAGA